TCGTCAATAAGGTTCTCTCAAAAGTCAAAGAACCCATATGGGTCGATGCGAATGAACAATCGAATGGAATATTCGCCAAGGATCCGAGGTGGACCCGCGCCCGTGAAAACCCTTGGGAGCCTTCAGGAACGGCGTGGGGGCTAGCGATTTGATTTTTTTCCCACGTAAAATTAATGGCTCACTTGGACATGACAGATGGAACATTAACTGTAAATGGTCAAACATCAAATATGTTTTGTTTAGAAACATGCGATGTTTGTGGTCAAATTTCATATGAAGATCTTTTTAAACTCAGTAACGGTGTAACCCCTCGTGATGACTGGTTTCCAGCTTCTGTTGTTAAGCACGGAAGTATGCCACCAAACCTACCTTTTCAGCATGTAGCATATGGTCCATACCCACAGATTTCATTTCTGACTCCTAAAGATGAACTTTTTACTATATATTCTAATTCAGCAAGCAACTCTATTATTCTATCAAATTGTTCGTCTCAGCTGACTGTAGTACCAAATAAATACGGTTTTGTTCTAAAAGAAATATCTTGAATATATATACATGACTCATTTTGATATATCAAACGGATCAATAACAGTAAACGGTAAAACTGTAGAGCCATGTACTTTAACTTCATGCGGAGCATGTGGTAAGATTTCTTACCAAAAACTTATACGTAAGGGTAAAACCTGCAGAGAACGTGATTCTTCGTTTCCTGCAGTCTCTTATTTGTTGCATTTTGATAATTTGCCTAAAGTTCTCGATTTAGAAGGGGCTTATCCATCGTTGTGCGTTGCTAATATATGTTCAAACGTATTTTTAATATACTCAAATTCATTGAGTAATTCTTTCCCAGTGCATCAGTCGAATGCAAATATCACATTTACTCAACTATCCAATGGTCTTGTTATTGATCAATTTTCACCCACGTCCAGCCAGTAATTATGTATTTACTCTCCGCCAGAAAGCCACAATGAATATAAGTCCATGTAGCTGGAAATATGATTAGTTTACCAGTTTCAGGTTTTTCGGTTTTGTAATAAAAACCAGTTCCACTTTCTACTGGTTTGTCATTCAAATACCAAATAAAAGTTGTCGTTCTTATATACCCTTCCATAAAATTGGAGTCTTCGTGCCATTTGTACGACCCACTTTTTTGAATTTGGCAGCCTGTATGCTGGATAGATTTAGATAAATCATAACCAGCAAATTTATCTTTTAGAAAAATATCATATTGTTTATAACCATCGAACAGTTTTTCTTGAAGTTTTAATGCAACGTCTGCCCAGTTTTCAAGACCTGCAAGTGCTAGGTCGGCTGATATTTTAACATGTGGTTTGAAAGCCCCACCAGCTTGTCCTGGGACCTTGCGTGGATCGTCCTCAAATCTTTGAATAATTTCATTACAAAAATCATTATCCAAATGGTTGGGTATAGAAAATACCAAGTCCATTACAGTGGTTTAATTTTTTATTTTCAGCATGTTGGCAACGCTCTATGAAAAAACCCTGTAAGCATATATCGTCCTTCACAGTTTATATGACTATATACATCGTGCCATGTTGCTGGAAACATAACAAGTTTGCCAATTTTAGACTTTATTTTTTTATGGATGAAATCAGTTTCACCTTCATCACTCAAACAAATATAAAAAGCACAAAATCTCTCAAGGTTGCCTTCTACGTGAAAAGGACATTCCCATACACCACCTGTGTTCAATTTACGTATAACAAGAGTTTCTCCATTTTTTAAATTGTACGAATATATGGAGGAATTCTCCGGCGTTTCCCCGGGCCATTTAGAATACCAGTGTTTTTTGAACATTTCTATAAATTCTTCAAGTTTTGGTTTCAATTCATCCATAATTTCATCCCATTCTAAAAATTGTGAAATATGCAGGCAGTCTTCTGATTGATATTTCTTGACTCGAGGTTCATTGTCGAATTTTATTATCATCTTTTTGCATAATTCTGGTGATATCATGTTTGAAAAATCAAACACCAGGTCCATCTTCTATCTCTGTAATATTTTCTTTTGTTGGTAAAACATACGCACCTGTACCTAGTTTAATAGGCCACTCGAAAGTCCCCGGTGAAGCATGCACACTTCCTTTGAGGAGTCTGTGAGCACATCTTCCTATATTTACATTACAATCTGATAAACAAAATATGAATGTGTAATCCATATTTTTAGGCAATGGTACGATTTCTGATAAACAATGAACTCGAACAACTCTGAAATTAACAGAAGGAACATCTAATATATATGTGAGTTCACATGCCTGTTTTTTAAGATGCGATTGATATCTCAAAAGAGCTCTACTATATATATCAGACAACTCGGGACTGGAAATAACCTTTCCTTCATACGATTGTATTTTATTCACAAGTTCATTTGATATTTGATGGTCAAAGTTAAAAAACGTGGGAACTGTGTTAAAAGCATTTTTAACAGAGTCTATAAAATATGATGGATAAGGATTATAAGTATATAAATTTGGTCTTTCAGAAGGTGGAAATAAAATAATCCGTTTCCGTCCACTCACTTGACATAACCAATTATCTTCACCATCTTCATGCATGGATGTTCTACAATTTCCTCTATTTATCCAAATATTTGTTGAGATTATCTGAAAATTTTCATCAATATTTAACTTTGAATTTTCAATTTTATTCTGAACTACATAATATTGTGGGTTATTTATTTCTAAAAAATCATCTAAAGAAAACGTTTCCCATCCAAATGTTTTATCCGGATACCAGTGAGCCTGGTTCGTCGACAGGAAACAATTATCACGGCTTTTCGAGCATTTTAAGGGTCGTTGTCCAATATCTTCAAAGACGTCTTTGCATGATATAGTATGGCGTTTTACTCTAACACCCATATGTGTATCTTCCACGAACCAAAAATTCACAGCAACGTTCAGTCCTGTATCAGGATCGGGTTCAGATTCAACAAAATGATACCAATTTCTGGGTATAAATAATCTCTCACCTGAGTTGAGATAATATTCATACTTCTTCGCTTTGTAAAAGAGGGGAAACTCTCTCGGGTCCGGATCGAGCGTATTTATACGGGAATATCTTGTATCATGTATAAATGTGGTTAAATCCATAATAAAAATATATTATGTTTTATAAATAGTAAAATGGCGCAGTTGCGTTCTGTATCTATTCAGCAGACTGTACAGATTGGTGGTATAGGAAGAACCCTCTCCGGAGCCCCAGCTGGTATAAATATTCAACTTGGAAATATGACAAACACAAGTACACAACCCAGTGCATTTTATAGAGATCCTTTAGGGAACACTGGTCCAGTTAGCGCTGGAGGAAATATCCAAAGTGACAAGTTAAGAACTCGTACTCTAGCTTTTCTCACTGGAACAGGCGCTTTATCATCACCTACACTTCAAACTTTACTAAGTCAAGCACAGCAACAGGGATATTTCTCCTTATGGAACAGAGCACAATCAACTGGAGCCTTAACTATTTCAACTGGTTCAGCAAACACCTCGAATCCAAACCCTCCTACGAATACAGGAACCAACCCAGTTGTACCGGTAAGTTACCCAAATGGAGGAACCAACCCATATATACCGGTAAGTTACCCAAATGGAGGAACCAACCCATATTATCCGGCATCAGGTGGTAATCCAAACTTCTATACTGTACCGGCATCAGGCGGTAATCCAAACTTCTATACTGTACCGGCATCAGGTGGCAATCCAAACTTCTATACTGTACCGGCATCAGGTGGCAATCCAAACTTCTCGTATGTAGGCCCATCACCATCATACTGCAATCCAGGGTATTCAAACTACAGCGGCAGTTGCAATAACTGTCAGTATAACTGCGTTTTATGCTGTGGTAACTTCAACCCATATTATCCGGGATATAACCAAAATTCAGGAACCAACCCATATTATCCGGCAAGTTACCCAAATGGAGGAACCAACCCATATTATCCGGCAACTTACCCAAATGGAGGAACCAACCCATATTATCCGACAACTTACCCAAATGGAGGAACCAACCCATCTTATCCGGCATCAGGCGGTAATCCAAACTTCTATACTGTACCGGCATCAGGCGGTAATCCAAACTTCTTTACTGTACCGCAATCAGGTGGCAATCCAAACTTTGCACCATCTCCTGCCAATGTCGCAGCAAACATCCAGGGTCCCGCGTCTCCTCTTGTGTATAGTCAGGGATATATTCTTTCGCAACAATCCTCGGCACAGCAAATTACTGTAGTCACAGCAGGTCTTACACCTGCACAAGGAGCCAATACCGCTGGATCTATTCGTGCTATTCAGCAAGCTGGTCCTATTGGAAGCATGGTGGTTCAACAAGGTACTTTACAGTATACTTAAAATACGAGTTTCCACCCCCTCATTTGAAAATGGTAAGATCTTTCTATATTTTTTAATATTTTTTCGTTTGTTGTAAGACGTTCATCGAGATATTTAAATTTTTTTTGTAAAATAAGATCTAAAAGTTCTTCTTGTGTGTACCCTTCGGGTAAATATTGAATATGTAGCCCATTTTTTGACAAATAAAATAGTGAGTGTGTACAATCAACTGTTGATTCTTTACATTTCCAGTCTTCAAGTGTATCGTAATACATAATTTCTAATTTAGTCCGTCTAATATATACTATGTCTATGAGTCTGCATAAAGGAACGTTTGACGAGTTTGGAATAGTAGTTCTCACAAATTCGCCATTCAAATATTCTAAAAAATTATCTCTTTTATGAATTTCACATATAATGTCTATATCATTAAAACGTTCTTCTTTCCTGATGTATACGTCGCGAACAAATCCAGCAATTACTAAAGCTCCAAAATCTATAACACGTTGCGCAATTTCCATCGAGTTTATTATAGTGAACATATTTTATGGAGTTGGAAATCGAAGTATATGACAGCCCCGTTATTCACGCAATATTACGTAATTTTTGCAATAAAGAAGAACTTGAAATGGTTAAAACAGAACTGTCGGGTTTATTTCATCAGTTGAAAGGTCCAGAAGAAACCGGAACAGCACGAACCGTTCTTGGTGACATAAAGAAGAAGAATAAAGGTTTGTTTTTACAACAAAATTCAGGATTGCCAACGATTATCCGTAAATATCGTGATAGTGTTATGATATCTGATCTTGAGCGCCGTAACTGGTTTTTTGGCGCTCTTCGTTCCATGAATAATGAAACAACACTTGCGAGTTATTATGAAAATTCAGGTCATTATAAACCACATACAGACGAATCGGTTTTAACGGCTATTTATTACACATGGTCTGAACCTAAAACGTTTGAAGGTGGGGACCTTTATTTTGGAAATTTTAAAGTTCCCATAACTAACAATTGTTTACTCGTGTTTCCTTCATGGACAACACATGAAGTGAAACCTCTCACTGGTTCAGGACGGTGGGCTATTTCTCAATTTTTGACACAAATTCCACCTCCAGTCTCTCGTGAATTCTTGAGGTTTACAAATATCTTATCTGTTATGGATTTTAACTCTATAAAACGAACAATTGATTCAGGTACATGGACAACAAAAGGAAAATCAGATGAATCAAACACTGTATCTTTTTTGCACATGGATCTTTCAGACAAAGAATTATTCACAAACAAATTTTTACCTGTTATAGAAAAATTAGCCGGTATACCGCTTGTTCTTGACAGAGTCTATGCAAATGGTCAGTACTATGGCATGGATGGGTCGTGGCATCAGGACAACCCAGACGATTCAGCATATACATTTTTATTATATATAAATGAAATAACAGAATTAGAAAACTGGGGTGGACAAACCGAATTTCTAAATGAAGATGGAACTATAACGTCGGTTGTTCCAGAAACAAATAGTGCTATTTTTTTCAAGTCGAACAAATTTCACAGGGGTAATGCACCATCTCGTTTTATATCAGAACTACGAACAACCGTTGCGTGGAAACTGAGAAATAAAAATAATTAAGAATTAGAATGAGATATATTCACACTTGTAGAGATGGAATATATGTAGATTTTACAACAAAAGTATACGACGGAAAGTTTTATGGGTTAACGCATCAAGGTCGTGATTGGTATGCGTTTGGTACACCAATTCTAACCTCTTTACATACACCAAGTTTTGAAGGATATATTCTCAAATTTCAAATAGATGAAAATGGACTATTAATAAATCCACACGTGTTTGCAACAGGTTTAGATAATGGGGTACATCAAATAATGATTTATAAAAATAATCTCTATGTTCTAGAAACTGGTGTCCAGCGAGTTTTACGTATATCTCTTACAAATCCTTCTGAAAAAGAATATATTTATCCAATTGATAAAGCAATTAGTTCATGGTACCTTAAAAGCAAATATGAAGGATCTTCTGAAAAGTATGAACATATGAACTCAATAACTGTATTTGATAACAAATTTTACATCATGTGTCCTTTTCTTAAAAATTTTATATTAGAAGGCGAGCCAAGTCAAGATGGTAATACAAAATCAATTATAAGAGTTTTTGACGAAAATTGGAAACTTATTGAAACTATAGACACGGGTCGGTATTATTGTCATGACCTTGTTGTTGTACATAGAGACATACTATTCTGTGACGCTACAAATGTAATTTGTAAATACAGTACAATAACGAAAAATATAGAAGAAGTACAGCAATTAGACGACCCTACAAAAGTGAAACATCGCATTATCCTAAGAGGTTTGTCAATGTCAAAGTCTGGTGAAATATTTGTTGGATCATCGAGTATAGATGAAGTATACGCACCTTATATAACAAACTTAACAGACAATAGTAAAATACAAGTTAAAAATGCAGCGTGTTGTATAAAAGCCGCTGATGGTTCAGATTATAATGATGAAACATGTCGAATAGATGAACGAACTTTTTCTTCTCTAAATTTCAATTTCAAACCAATAAGCAACAAGTTTGTAATGAATATACAACAACTGAATTCTATAGATAATAAAATTATAGATAAACTGGTTGAAGATGCTCAAAAACTGACTCTTAAGTTTGGAGGCGTGGGCGACGCACCAGAAGGAGCTCCACCAAACATTAGAAAATCACGCGTCACATTTCTCCAAAGATCTGATTTTGGATACATATATGATATATTGTTTAAAATGATTCAAACTTGTAATGAAGAATTATACAACTTTCATCTTACAGGTTTAAGCGAAGACGTTCAATTTACAGAGTATGATGAAAATTATAAAGGACATTATACATGGCACACTGATCTAGGAGCCGAGTCTGCAACGCGAAAACTCAGTATTGTTGTTCAACTATCGGATCCAAGTGAATACGAGGGGTGTGAACTTCAATATACAATCGGAAGTGACCACAAGACTGCTCCAAAAGAAAAAGGAACAGTCGTCATATTTCCGAGTTTTATTGTTCATCGTGTAACACCAATTACAAAAGGAATTAGGAGAAGTCTTGTTCTTTGGGCAACGGGTCCTTCATTTGTGTAGAATATTTTGATTCCAGTACTTTCAAACATAAATTTTTTCCTTCGCAACCCGCTGACCATGTATCAAGGGCTGTTTTGTAATCAATCACTGGTTTTCCAATTCTTTCGTTTACTATGTTGTGCATGTCAACTGTCCATTCAAATATATCTTGCGAGTCAGTTTCGGGAATAGGGTGGTCGTCAATGAGTTTAATAAAATCTTTTCTACATTCTCCACATGGAATTATATTTTTAAATGTATTAATAAAATTCACAATATTTGACACATATTTTGTTCCTAAACAAGTTATGTGTAAAGTACCCCAAAAGTACAGACCAAAACTTTCTTTACAAACTCCCATTTTATTCTATATTTTCTTCCGCATTTTTATTTCGTGTAAAAAACATAACAAACGACCATCGGTCGGCGTTTGTTATTCTTGAAGAATGTAAATTTTCCACCCCTGAGCTAAAAAAAAGTAGCTTTCCTGTTTCAATTGTGAAAACTTCTTCTTCTTTGCGAGTATCTTTATTATGAAAACAAAATTCACCTCCTTCGCATTTGTTTAAGTACAAAATAGCTGAATAATGTCTTTCTGCGTTATTTTTTCCTTCTACTATTTTATAAGTATTTGTATTATGGTCATATACCCTATTGTCAACATGTATAGGATGCGCGGATCCTTTATGTCTGAAACACATATTTGAATATTCTATATATATCTTTTCGTGTATATACTTTTCAACTATACCTAGAATTTTCTGTCTAATCACTTTTATATCGTTTTTAACAAGCTGAGGAGCTTCTCTGAAAGATTTTGTAAGACGAACCGTATCTCGTGTCGTTACGTTTGATAAATCTAAATTATATTCAAAAGATTCAATGTGATTTGTCAACGAAATTATATATTCACATTCTTGTTGTGTGAAAACTTGGGACGCTTCACCCCGAAAACTCATTAAGAGAACTAAAGATATTTTTAACATTTAATAGACATGAAACGAATAATTCTAGAAGGCTGAGTTGTTGTAGCTGGCGTTGTGATTTGCATAGAGTTTGGAATTGTTTGTAAAATTTCGTCAAAAACTGGATTGTTTGTAAAATTTTCAACTAAAATGATTGTTCCACCTGGTTTCATTCTCGTCATGAGAATCTTTACATCCAATTTTATGTAGTCCATTCCTAACAAGTTCATTGAAATAAAGGCGAGATCGACTGATGCTAAATCGTGGCACCCAAGTGTGTACTGCACCATTCCTCTCATAGGGGTGATTTTTCGCTGTATTCCAAGTGCCTTCACAGATTTCCAAAAGTTCCAATATGTAGCAGGAAGATCATCTGAAGGAAATCCTTCAGGTTCTCCAGTTACAGGCCAGCTATTGTGGCTATAAATAGTAGCGCCATTCGAAAATGAACTCGCCAAGTAAGACATAGACGTCTCCAAAGAACCAATATCAAGGAAAGTTGAATCGGAATTCAGATTTGACAACAAGGGTACCATGGTCTCAACAACGTCCTGACGCCAAGGGCACGGTATCTCTCCAATAGTCGTCTTAGGTACTGGTCCTGCGTAAGTTTCAACACTATAAGATATCACTGGAGTCTGCATTTTATCATCTATTTATATTTTTTTTTCAATCGGTC